CTCAGTTTGGTAGAACACTCGCTTTGGGAGCGAGATGTCGCAGGTTCGAATCCTGTCATTCCGACTCGGGAACATAGCTCCAATTTGTAGAGCACATGATTGAAGATCATGGTGTTATCGGTTCAAGTCCGATTGTTCCCTCTCTGGAACCGTAGCTCAGTGGTAGAGCACTCGGCTGATAACCGAGCGGTCACAAGTTCAAATCTTGTCGGTTCCACTTGCCCAAACTTTATTCAAAAGTTGGGTTGAACGGAAAACTGAAAGGTAAAAGAAACCTGTCAGTATACTTATTACTATCAAACGCAAAGGCTATAGAACACAGTCTCGTTAAAGTCGAGACAGGGTAATAAGTTGAACACAGTTAGTATTCCAACGATTAGGTCCAACAAGTAAATCCAATGAGTAGAATAAAGGAGTAAGCAACGTAAGGACATCATTTGTAGTGTAACGGTAACACTCCGCCATAGCACTTGCGTTTTGGAGGCGGCAATGGGGGTTCGAATCCTCTCAAATGATATACCTACGATACGGCAGTATAGCTCAGTCTGGCAGAGCACGGGTCTCATATTCCTATGGTCGGTGGTTCAAATCCATCTACTGCCATGTGTCGTTAGCCTAGTGGTAAGGCATCGGTTTGTGGAACCGACTAGATGGGTTCAATTCCCATACGGCACCCCGCCCTTATAGCTCAGTGGTAGAGCAACTCACTAGTAATGAGTAGGTCGTTGGTTCAAATCCGACTGAGGGCTTGGGAGATCGTCTAATGGTAGGACACCGCCCTTTGAAGGCGTTTATCTAGGTTCGAATCCTAGTCACCCAGTATATCCATGTAGCCCAATTGGAAGAGGCAATAGACTAAGGATCTATTTGTTGGAGGTTCGAGTCCTCTCATGGATACCATGTCGGATTGGTGTAATTGGTAGCACGGCGGTCTCCAAAACCGCTAGTGGGGGTTCAAGTCCCTCATCCTTCGCCTGCCCTGGTAACTCAGTGGAAGAGTGCTTCGCTACGAACGAAGAAGACGGGAGTTCAAATCTCTCTCAGGGTGCCATTTAAAAATCTAAATATCAGAGGTATAGGTATGTAAAGATGGAAATAGTAGAACCACATTCAACAATATTGGTTCTGAACAGCTCCTATGAACCAATTCACTTTACAAATTGGAAAAGAGCCATAGTACTCTTGTTCAAAGAAAAAGCAAAACTAATTACAAAAAGAATTATTCGTTTAGTTAATTATGTAAAATTGCCCTTCACACACGGTAAAACTGATTATCCAACTAGATCTATGATCTATAAAAGAGACGATAATGAGTGTCAATACTGTGGATCTAAAACTAATCTAACAATAGATCATGTTATTCCTAGGTCCAGAGGTGGAGAAGATACTTGGGAAAATTTAGTAACTTGTTGTGCATCATGTAATTCCAAAAAAGGAAATCTTCTTCTTAAAGAAACTAACATGGCTTTAAAAAAGATTCCTCATGCTCCTTTTAGTAAAGTCGTTTTAGATCTTCAGAAAAGTAGAGTTGCAGAATGGAAAGAATATATTTTTGTATGACTTGACAAACATCATGTCTATGGTATGATGTTTCTACTGGAGAGGTGTCCGAGTGGCTTAAGGAGCAGACCTGGAAAGTCTGTGTGGGAGTAATTTCACCGAGGGTTCAAATCCCTCTCTCTCCGTTGACAACCGAACAATTTTCTGATACTATATACTATGTTCAAGAGGATGCAAATTCTGTTGCTTCGGACTGGGGTTCGACTCCCCACAACTCCATTGCAAGGGGTTGCCAAGGTTTCGACGGGGTAGTAAGGTTGTATCTGTTGACGGGACAAAAAACAAACGCAAACAACATCGTTGCATTCTCTCGCAGTAAGTCTACTGCCCTAGTTTAGAGAGACGGGGTGATAACAGCCCTGTAAAGAAAGTGTTACGAGCAGTGAAATGCTGCTATCATTGTGGGGAAGTGTAACGGTTGCACAGAAGTCTCATAAGCTTCAGGAAGGAGGTTCAATTCCTCCCCCCGCCACCAAATGCCGTTGGTAGTCTAGTGGTCAGGACACCCCGACAAGGGAGTTAGAGAAGTAGGGGTTCGATTCCCCCACAACGGCACACATTCCCTTATAGCTCAATTGGCAGAGCACGGAGCTGTTAACTCTGGGGTTCCTGGTTCGAGTCCAGGTGGGGGAGTTGAAAGGACATAAGTTCTTTCATAAGACTTCGGGATCATCATATCCGAAGTCACCAACTGTCGGTGTGGCGTAATTGGTAGCCGCGTATGGTTTAGGCCCATATGGAGTAATCCGTGAAGGTTCAAGTCCTTTCACCGACACTTGCCAATCTAAACTACATAGTTTATAATTGGTACATGCGGAATTAGTTCAGTGGTAGAACGCCATCCTTCCAAGTTGGATGTCACCGGTTCGAATCCGGTATTCCGCTCTTGAGAATTTCGACGGAAGTTCTCTGGGTGTGACAGAATAACTCCTGTGGTTATGTACGGAGTAATGTAGTAGGTTAGGGGTGGTGCCCGCTGTATCGTTGAGAAATCAAAGGTATAGAACTCTCTACCTGAGAGAACCTAAGTACTGGGAATAACGTTAGGCTAGTGAAACCTTCCCGGTTGTGAGTAAAGCCAATTCTCACCCCCCACCCCTAACGGGAGATTAACTCAGCGGTAGAGTGCGCTCCTTACAAGTGTGAAGTCACTGGTTCGAATCCAGTATCTCCCATTACTAAATACTTCTAAAGTATTTTTGATATAATGGAAAAACTTTTTAAACTATTGAGTGATGCTCAGGCATCACTTTTTGTCTTATTCCATAAGACCTGGGCCTATCATTGGAATGTAGTAGGAGAAGATTTTCCACAACTTCATACCCTTTTTGGTGGTCAATATGAAACAATGTTTGAAGAAATTGATCGCATCTCTGAACATATGAGGTTCTTAAATGTAAAACCTCTTAACAGTCTAGAGAGAGTTTTAGAAGTATCAAAAGTCAAAACGGGTCAAAGTACAACAGATTGCCATAAGATGGTTAAAGATCTGTTAAAATCAAATCAAGATCTTTGTGATCTTCTTACTGAAGTTGCTGAAGAAGCTGATGAACAGAAGTCAAGAGCAACTTCAAATCTTGCAGATGATCTAAACGAATCTCATGGTAAATTTGTTTGGATGTTGAGGTCTTATTTGGAGTCTTCTCCTGGATTAAAAGAAGAAGTAAATGAGATTGAAGAGTTAGAAGATGAAATTGTAGAAGAAACTACAGAAGAAATAGTAGAGGAACCTACCGAAGATTGATTAATTAAAGGTATAGTACAATGTTAAGAGTAAGATGTAAGGTGTGTAACACCGAGTTGGAGTCTCATCCAACTAAAGCCGTGTGTTGTGGATGTGATAATATGACTCTTGTAAAAGGAGATACTATTACTGCTGTTGACTTAAATCAAGTAGTCATGTTAAACTCAGTTAAGGAAACTAAGAATTCTGGTGTACTTAGTGCGTCAGATCTTGCATATCAAGAGTCCAGAAGGGCCCGTAAGGTTCGTAAACTGGATTTTGAAATCCGATAGGAGGATTGGCAGAGTTAGGTTTAATGCAGGGGATTGCTAATCCCCCGATGTACTTTAAGTGCATCCGTTGGTTCAAATCCAACATCCTCCGTTTGGAAAGGTGACCGAGTGGTTTAAGGTAGCAGTCTTGAAAACTGCCGAGGTGAAAGCCTCCGTGGGTTCGAATCCCACCCTTTCCGTTTAGAATAGTTACAAATTTAACAATTACTTAAACACTTTTTGCAAATCAACACATAACGTTGACAATAAAGGCTGGGTGATTAGTATATAGCCATGTACAACTCAATAATAACATGGACGATCATACCTATAATAATTGGGTAAAGATCAAAGAGACCTTTGAGGCTTCTGGAAATCTTGACAATATGTTTTATAAAAGAGCATGTGAGATTGTAAAAACTAAAAGAGACCCTCTTGCAAAGTTTTTTGGAGATGAAAAATGATGCACGAACAAGATGAATTAATTACACGTTCTGAAGTTCAGGAGATGATCGATGCAGCAATACGACGACACAACCGTAATGCTTCTATCATTAGTATGTGCGTCGGTTGGGTGGTTCTTGCTTTATTTGCTGAG